GCTAGCGCAGCTGACGCTGTTAAGTCATCCGGTAACATTGACGTACTTAACCCACAAGCTGCCGCCGACCTCGCGAAGCGTATGGAAGGCATCGTTGACGCTAACCAGTTCGATCTGAATGACATCGACAAGATGTCTACTACAGGCGCACGTGCCGTAGTTGATATGGCTCACGTGCAGCTGACTGAGGAAATGAGATCTCAGTTCCAACGTGCAAAAGAGAAGCTTACGCCTACTGATGCGGACAGTCTGCAAACCTTGCAAGACAAGATCCTTGCCATCGCAGCCCAACGCGAAGGCCGGAGCAAAACAAAGTCTCTGGTCGGCCAGCAGGAGCTGGACGCTGTCGATCGTCTGATCGGTAATTATCAAGAAGGCGCGGACGCGCTTAACACTTTACGGCAGCTGAACGAGCTGACCAACGTACACAACAGCGGCTACCAAGGTGGCATAAGTAAGTACACAGATCAGCTTGCGCCATTTGGTTCAAAGGTTGGCTATGACAAAAGTCAGGTCGCGACAGAAGCATTGTTGCGGCCGCTGGCTTCCGGTGGTCTAGCATTACAGACCGGCGGGGCATCTATTGCCGGTCAGCTTGCCGCTGTAGGAACTGGCCGTGCTGTCGATCGCATGACCGGTCGCCGCAGCCGTGTGCGCCGTTTCATTGAACAGAACGCGGGTCAAACCGGACAAACGCAGCAAGACCTACCCAGCCTCGCAGGGCTGAGGGAGGCGCAGCGTATACAAGAAGAAGCCGAAGCCGCCGCCGCAGCTGAACGGACACGCCTTGCGAACCAAGAGCTGTCTCAGGCTGGCGCACCCGCGACCCCCGACAGCCCTCAGTTCATCATGCAGCAAGCTACCGGACTGCCGGTTGAAGACATCATGGCATCCTTACCGGCTGTCGTAGAACGCTTCCCTTCACTAAGCCAAGCCGCAGCTGAATTTGAGACCAGCGTGACCCAAGGCATTAACAGGGTCAGTGACCTGTCTCCGCTAGTGCGCGGCGTTAAGGCTGTTACCGGCCGTGATGCTGACGCAGATCGTTTGCAATTGTCTCCGCTGGAGCAAGCACAAGCCGCATCCGGTCTGTACCAGATGACTGACAACTACAAGCGCGGCATCGCTGACAACCAGCGTGTCCTTAATGAGCTGCAAGACGCAGTAAACGAAGACAAGACGCTGCCGCCAGCTGACAAGGCAATCATCCTGAACGGCTTGAGCGAGATGGGTAAGAACCTTGGCTCGAACCCTGTCGAAGCTGTGCAAGCTAAGATGAAGGATCTAGTCGGACGCGCACAAGACAAAGAAGCAGCTCAGAAGTACCTGATGCCCTATGTCGAGCGTGTCATGGGTCAGCAAAACGCTAAGAAGCAAATCTCGGACTTCGCTGATCAAGTTGAAGACGATATTAAAGACTTTAGCCGCACGACGATGCCGGACTTTCCTGAAGGCAATCCGATGCGTGTGTCACCTAGTCGTCCGGAAGGCGCGAAGCGTATTGCCGATCCAATGTCGGACGACCGCCAGATCGGCTTGGCTCAGATCCAAGATGATCCGCAGCTGTTCGAGAAGATTGAGACTACTGTCGCTGACTATGTTGGCGTACCTAATCCGGACGGTAACACCGAAGGCGCAATCCAGCGTCTAATCAACCATTCGATCGACAACCTTCGCCATCTCTATAACAGTGTGACACCTGAGTTCCGCGAACGCGCCCGTCAGTGGTACGTAGGCGCGAACCGGCTGTCGCAAGCTGTTGCCGATCAGAACGGCCTGTCGATCGAAGCTGTATCAGGCGTAATGGCCTCGCTGTCTCCGCAAAAAGACTGGTACATGAACTATGATCTAGGTGTCCGCACCATTAACGTGGTTATGAACCATCAAGACAGCGTCTTCGATGCCGACATGCGTCAGGCATTTGTGGACATGATCGAGAACAAGCAAGCCAAGCGTACGGCCACACGTAAGAAAGAGCTTTACGATGCCTTAGATCAAGTCGATGGTAAGACGCTTCGCGACATCGATCCGGACTTTAAAGCGATCTTTATCCGTTTCCACGATGCAATCCACAACCCTGAGAAAGGCCACCGCGTGGTCACGCCGGAGGGTGAGCTGGGCGACTTCGTGAGGACGAAGAAGGGCGCAAAGTACGGCACAGCATGGAACGGCTTCCGTGACATCCAGAAAGCAGCCAGCATTTTGGCTGATCCGTCACGCCAAAACATCAACGACCAGCTAGGCGAGAAACACAAAGTTCGCAGCTTCTATAACAACATTCTTGATCCGTTTGCCCCACAAGGCGATGTGACAATTGACACTCATGCTGTAGCCGCAGCCCTGCTGCGTCCGTTGTCCGGTAACAGCATCGAGGTGCTGCACAACTTCAAGGACGCTGGCACAAGCAAGAACGCAGGTGTGTTTGGCAGCTACGGTGTTTACGCTGAGGCATACCGCCAGCTGGCTAACGAGCTGGGCATCCAGCCCCGCGAGTTGCAGTCGATTACATGGGAAGCGGTACGCAACCTATTTACAGCCGGATTTAAGGCGCAGAAAAAGAACGTAGATGCAGTGGATGGCATCTTTAAAAAGTACACAGATGGCACTATATCTATAGATGAAGCTAGGAGTCAGATTTATGAAACAGCGGGCGGCATTAACAGAGCAGAGTGGGAAGGATCACCCAGACCAAACGATGCGGATGATGCACAAGTTGGGAATCAAACCCAATCAGGAATCCTTTCTCAATCTGGCATATCCGGACGAGGAAGTGACGGGCGAGTTGCTAGCCAATCTGCCGGACTTCTTTCACAACCTTCCGAAGTCGTAAACCGACAAGAAACACTCTTCTTAGAAGAAGAGATCCAAAGCACACGTGATGACATTGGCGCACCGGATCTACCGATCCGCGCACCTACGCCTACCGAAGTGGCCGACCAGCTGCCTCGCGTCAAAGCTATGTTTGAGATTGGCAAGAAGGGCGGTGACTTTGAGAAGGGTCTGAACTTCGAGGACGCTAAGGACATCGGTCGTGCGCTTGGCTACGTAATTGTTGACGCTAAGAACAAGACTGAGATGGGTAAGATCATCGGTGAGAAGATCAAGCCTAACTCTTTCGTTGCCGGTGTAAACATTGAAGAAGCTGTAAGCGGCGCACCTAAGTTGATCGCGGTAATGCAGCAGGGCTACAAGAACCCTAAAGACCCCGACAAGCAGAACATGAGTAGTATCGACTACCTGTACACCATGCTGCATGAGGCGGTCGGGCATGTGTTGGAGAAGCGCCGACAAGGTGTTGTCTACTCTCCGGTCAAAGATATGAGCGGTAATGTTGTCAGCCCTACATCAGGCTTTCCTAACTTCCAGAACATGACTTACACAAAAGAAGGCCAGACCGTCACCCAAGGCAATGCTGAGTTCCGTGAGAACCCAGTCTACCCTGAAGGTCAGCTCTTTGAGTATCGCAAGCCGGTCATCTACAGTCCGGTCAAAGGCGGCACTGAAGGCGGCTTTGCTGATAGTGTACGGGCGCAGTTCTCCGAAGCCATCAAAGCAGGAGAGACGAAGAACTTTGACGCTGATGCAGCTGTTGACGATCTGGTACGCCACCAAAAGTCTGTAACGACTAGCGGTCGTAATCCTGAGATTGGCGGTATGACTGTGCGTAATGAGTACGAATATTATGAACGTGCGCTGGCGCGGGGTGTGCCTAAGCATAAGCTGGATCACTTCATTCGACATGCACAACGGGTCAACATGCACATGATAGCTGAACTTCTGGCTGACGGTGTTGCTGGCTATGCCATCAACCCTGATGCGTTCAAGAAGAACTTCCCAGATGCTGCGAAAATGATCCGGTACTACTTCAACAACCCAAACAACCCAACCTCTAAGACCGTGCAGTTTTATGCTCACCCGCTTGCGACCGTGCTTGCAGTTATGCTGGCTATGATCGGCGCAGCAGCATCAGGCGGCGGTGAAGAGGAACAGCCGCAAGGCGCACTGTCTCCACAAGGAGGCGCATTAACCATCTAACAAAGGATCTCGATATGTTTACTAAAGCCATCACCGTTATAGGTGTCAGCTTAATGCTGGCTTCCTGCACTGGGTATGTCCCACAAGAGTGGCGACCGGAAACTATCGAGGAACGCGGTCTGAAGTGGAGTGTAAAACTCTGCCGCGGTTTCGGTATCAAACCGGAGACCCCTGAGATGACCAAGTGCGTCTCAGACAGATACGACCAATGGCTGATGAATAGGTAACAAGGAGAGACCCATGCAAGCCTCACCAGAAGACTTCATTGATATCCTGTCGCGTATCGAACAGGTAAAAGCAATGAAGGTAATCACTGATGCCGACAAACTGGATATCTTGATTGACCTCAAGACCCAGATACCGGCTCACGAAAACTATGCACGCAACTGCGCCAACACAAAGCGCGTTGTCCTGCGTGTCCTAGAGGAGGCCATAAATGGTGCAAAGAAAGAAAGCCCCGCCAAAGCCAAAAAAGCAGCCACAGAAAGCTCCAAAGAAAAACTACTTCGCGGAGCTGATGAAGACACCGGAGGGTCGAGCGTTAAGAAAAGAATGGTCAACAAAGCCACGCAAAAACGCGGGTCGGCCAAAGGGCGTGCCAGACGGGCATCGTAAAGAGACCATCGCGCCGCTGCGTGAGGAAGCAAAACTAGAAGCAAAGAAAGTAGTCGAGATTATGAGCGATAAGTTTGACATCGAAGATGAGCACGCAAAAGAAGCACTAAAGACAGCTGTCGAGGTGATGCGTGTGGATGGAGCTACGCGTGAACGTCTGCAAGCCGCCCGTCTTGTCCTTGACTTCACCAAGTCTAAACCAGCTGCCAAATCAGAAGTGACCATCGGCAAAGCCGAAGACTTCTTGGCATCACTGCTGGCAGACGACGAAAAGGAAGCAGACAATGGACAAGAGACTGAAGGCGGTACGCAAGAAGCTACTGAATGAGTTTGACTTCTACGCCAAGGCGGCATTGAAGATCAGAACCAAACAAGGTGACATAGCTCCGCTGGAGCTAAACTCAGCCCAACGCATTTTACACGAGGCAGTATCTAAGCAACTGCAAAGCGAACAGAAGATACGCGTCATCATTCTAAAGGCGCGACAGCAAGGGCTGAGTACTTACACAGGTGGCTATCTTTACTATGCGGTCAGTCAACGACCGGCACAGAAAGCAATGGTCATCACCCACCATGCGGACAGTACGCGTGCGCTTTTCGATATGACGAAGCGTTTCCACGAGCATTGTCCTGAGATACTTAAGCCGCACACCAAGTACAGCTCACGCCGTGAGATTACATTTGATGTACTCGACAGCAGCTACGTGGTTGCCACCGCTGGTGGTGACAGCATTGGTCGCGGTGAAACGCTGACTTGCGTACACGCTTCGGAGCTGGCGTTCTGGCCGAAAGGCGCAGCGGAAGAGAACTGGAACGGTCTGGTGCAAGCTGTACCAAACACCAAAGGCACTGCGATCTTTGTTGAAAGCACAGCCAACGGTGTGTCCGGCATCTTTTACGATCTATGGAAGGGCGCAGTAGACGGAAGCAACGGTTATGTGCCGGTGTTTATTCCTTGGTTTGCTGACCCCACCTACCGTGAGCCTGTTCCACAAAACTTTGAGCGTACACCGGAAGAGACTGATCTGGTCGACCGGTACGATCTAGACAATGAGCAGCTCATGTTCCGTCGACGCAAGATTGCTCAAAATGGCATCGACTTGTTTCGACAAGAATATCCGGCAGAACCGGAAGAGGCTTTCCTTACTACGGGTCGGCCGGTGTTTAATCCTGAGCAGCTAGCGATAGCATTGGATGAAACGTTAGACGTTGAAGAGCGTCTTGCGTTGGAGACCGATGATTGGGTCAACCATAGTCGCGGCGAACTCACAACGTATAGGAAGCATGATGAAGGAGAAACCTACGTCATCGGCGCGGACGTTGCTATGGGCATCCGTGGTGGCGACTGGAGTGTCGCGCAAGTCTTGGACAGTAAGAAACGCCAAGTGGCTACTTGGCGCGGTCACGTGCATCCTGATTATTTCGCTGAGGTACTTTACAAGCTAGGCGAGTACTACAATGAGGCGTTCATATGCGTCGAGAACAATAGCCACGGCATTTTGACATGCACAAGGCTGGGCAAGGATATGGCCTACCCAAACTTCTACACAGAAGTGCAGCACGATAAGATTACCGATCGAGAGACGGTGAAGCTTGGCTTCAGCACCACAGCTAAGACCAAGCCGCTGGTCATCGACCAGCTCCGTGCATCAGTTCGTGAAGACGAGCTGGAGCTAAATGACAAGACGACGATACGAGAAATGATGACATACATCGTAACCGAAAGCGGTGCGATGCAAGCTGAGAATGGCTGCTATGACGACTGCGTCATGTCGCTAGCCTTGGCTAACTACGTGCATGAAGGCGCGTGGACACCCGTAGAAAGTAACGACGATTATTACATAGAGATGGTGTAATGGCAGAACCTAAAGACTACCGAAAACTTGACGACGATGAGATTGTCAACCTGTTGGACGACAACATCAAGCGGTCGGTCGGCTACTACGATAGCCAGATCAGCCGTGAACGTCAGAAGGTCATGGACTACTACAACGCGACCCTGCCCAAACCGGCTCACGATGGTAACAGCAAATACGTCAGCATGGATGTATACGATGCCGTTGAAGCCATGAAGGCAGCATTGCTGGAGACGTTCTCAGCTGGCAACCGGATCGTCCGCTTCGCACCGCAAGGCGAAGAAGACGTTGCTATGGCGCGGGTATGCACAGAGTACACCGACTATGTCGCCTTCCGGCAGAACGATATGTTCTCCACGATGGCGAGTGTGATCCACGATGGTTTGATTGCAAGAGCTGGCATAGCCAAAGCCTACTGGGCAGACCAAACCGACTATCAGGTGCAAGAGTTTGAAAACCTGACGGAGACAGAGCTGGATCTGATGCTGGCGCAGGATGACGTTGAGCTGATCGACAGCGAGACTGACGATGCTGGCCTAGTTACCGGCGAGATCGCTTTCCAGCGCGATGCAAGCCAAGTTGTGGTCGAAGCTATTGCGCCTGAAGAGTTTATCATCGAGCCACAAGCAAAGAGTTTGGACGATGTTAACTTCTGCGCCCATCGCACAACTAAGACGCTCAGTGAGCTGCGTGAAGAGGGCTATGATGAGGAGCTGTTGAGCCAGATCGGTGATCATGAAGATGTCGACATGGAGACTGATCCCGAAGTCCTGTCGCGCCATGAGAACATCGGCAGCGATCGCGGCTTTAATGCTACCGGCTACCAAGACCAAGTCCGGTCAGTCATGTGCTACGAAGCCTACATCATGATCGACACAGAAGGCACTGGCATCGCCCAGCTGCATCGTGTCATCAAAGCCGGTAACGTGCTGCTCGATATTGAGACTGTAGATCGCAAACCATTCTTTGCCTTTGTGCCGCTTCCGATTCCACATGCTTTCTACGGCAGTAACTTCGCTGACAAGCTGGTCGCCACGCAGAACGCACGCACGGTGCTGACGCGGTCTATTCTCGACCACGCCCTGATCACAAACAATCCGCGATACATGGTTACCAAGGGTGGCCTGACTAATCCGCGTGAGCTGATAGACAACCGCGTTGGCGGTATCGTCAATGTAAGCCGTCCGGATGCGATCGCACCGATGCCGCAAGCACCGCTTAACCCGTTCATCTTCCAGACTATCCAAATGCTGGATGAAGACAAAGAAGAGAACACCGGTGTGAGCCGCCTGTCGCAAGGTCTTAACAAAGACGCGATCAGCAAGCAGAACAGTGCAGCTATGGTCGAGCAGCTGGCGACTATGTCCCAGCAGCGTCAGAAGATCATCGCACGTAACTTTGCTAACCAGTTCCTCAAGCCTCTCTTCCATGAGATCTACCGCCTGTGCGTAGAGAATGAAGATCAAGAGAAGATTGTGGAGATCGGTGGCGAGTATGTAGCCATCAATCCGTCACGTTGGGAAGACCAGCGCGACACGATCGTTGAGCTTAATCTTGGCTACGGTGAACAAGAGCGTGAAGCTCAGAAGTACATGGGTATGCATCAGGTCTTCTCGCAAGATCCAAACTTGTCCCGCATGTACACACCGGAGAACCAGTACGCCCTGATGCGTGATGTCATGAACATGACCGGCATCAAGAACACTAACGACTACCTTACGCCTCCTAATCAGCTGCCGCCGGAGCAACCTAATGAGGCTGCAATGCTTCAGATGCAGATAGCTCAGAAACAGCTTGAGATCCAAGATCGTCAAACAAAAGTAGCTGAACTCAAAGCTGAGGTGCAGACTACGATTGACCAAATGAAACTGGAGCTGGAGAAAGCGAAGGTAGAGAACGATCTTGCCTTGAAGTCAGATGGTATGGACTTGAAAGAACAGCAATTCGCTCACAAGCAACGCATCGACGAAGCGGAGCTGGAGCTGGCTGAACGTGCCGACCAGATCAAGGCAATCGCATCACCCCAAGGCTAGTAAAAGGTGACCGCCAAGGTCACGCCAAAGGGCGACCTGTCGTGGTATCTCAAGTGGACAGCCACGACATTAATCTTGATCGCAATCGTCTCAAGAGCTTTCGACATCAGCAAAGCAATCGACATGGGTTTCTCCATCGCCGGTTCAGCTTTGTGGTGTGTCGTCGCTTACTTGTGGCGTGACCGGTCGTTATTTGTACTCAACTCAGTGATCGTCCTTTTACTGATCGCAGGGTTGTTAAACTAAGGAGAGAGTATGACTGATGAAGAATTAGTCGCTATGGGCGATGACGCTGAAGCGTTGCTTAACACTGACGCGTTCAATCGTACCGTAAATTCGTTGGTCGAGGCCACGTTCCAAGCTTTTGTGAATACCAAACCGGAAGAAACAGAGGCTCGAACTAGAGCATACGACCATTACAGGGCGATCGTGGATATCGTGAACACACTACAACAGCGTGTGTCGGTGCGTGACCAGCTCCACGAGAAAGCCAAACTAGGTGACAGCAACCAAGAGGAGTAGACACCATGTCAAACGTGTTAGATGACCCTCAACAGCCGCGTGCTTTATCACAAGAAGACGCGGAAGAAGCCATTCTGGCTCGTTGGGAAGACGCTGAGGAAACTCAGCCATCGGAACAGGAAACAGAGGCAACAGAAGATGTCGTTGAAGAGACAGACGACACTACTTCTGAACAAGAGTTTGTCGAAGAAGACGACAGCGCAGAAGACTTTGAAGACCCTGATGAAGAGGTGGAAGAAGAAGTTGAATACGAAACAGACGAAGAAGAGGTGGTTGAAACGGACGAAGAGACTGAGGAAGTCTCTTACGAAGTGTCCGACGACACCGAAGTCGACATTGTAGTCAACGGTGAAACCCAACAGGCATCTATCAAAGAGCTGAAGCGTCTGTATGGACAAGAAGCGGCACTCACTCGTAAGTCTCAAGAAACCGCTGCCAAGCGTAAAGAGGCAGAAGATGCATTGGGCAAATCCAGTGCCATCCTACAGCGGATGCTAGAAAAGGCTCAGGAGCGATACAAACCATATTCGGAAGTCGACATGCTGGTTGCCAGCAAACAGATGACCGCCGATGACTTTGCACAACTCCGTCAAGAAGCCAGCGCAGCAGAAGCTGACCTCAAGTTTCTTCAGCAGGAAGCCGATCAGTTCTACGGTGAAATCCAGCAACAGCAGCAAGTTGCTTTGCGGGAGCAAGCGCAGAACTGTGTACGTGAACTGCAAGATCGTTTGCCGGAGTGGAGTAATGAACTCTACAACGACATCCGGACTTATGCCATCGCGCAAGGTCTGCCAGAAGAACAGGTGAACAACTACGTAGACCCGACCGTTATCGAGATCCTTAACAAGGCTCGTCTATACGATCAGGGCAAACGCGTTGCCACAGTAAAGAAGGCTAAACCTATGAAGAACAAGGTGCTGAGAAGCAAGAAAGCCCCACCGTCCGCACAGGACAAGAAGGCTAAAAGGATGGAAGCCGCACGTGATAAGCTGAGAACGCCGAAACGTGGGCAAGATCTGGATGACATTGCCGAAGCTCTGATGTCACGCTGGGAGCAATAATCCCTGTAACGACAATTTAGAGGATCTAAGAAATGTCAACTTACACAACTTACGATCAGGTTGGTAAGAAAGAAGACGTATCGGACATTAGGTAAGATGGTGTCCATTCACCGTAAGGTGTCTAAACAAACAGTGTGAACTGCTGGGACATCTCTCTGAGACAATCAGCAGCCAAGCCCCTAACGGGGAAGGTTCAACGACCATCCATTTATGGAGTACACCTCAAGTGAGGTGGAAGCGCACTGCCCCTAGCAATAGGGTGATAATATGGTCTGACCTCATAGGCGACTATGAGCTGGCTAACGCCGGTCGTGGCTTAACGAACCACGGCGAACACAAGCATCACGGATATTACTCCGACCGACACTCCTTTCTTCAGCATGGTCAAAACTGAGAAAATCTCCGCTCGTACATTTGAGTGGTTGGAAGATAGCCTTAGCTTCAGGGCTGCTGCCTAGTGATGGGCAGTTGTGTGACCCACAATCTTAAACTGTGTGAACTCAGGGAAACCCCTAACGTAAAGACGAGGGCAATCCTGAGCCAAGCCTCGTAAGAGGAAGGTGCAACGACTATCCCGTAAGGGAGTAGGGTCAAGTGACCCCAAGCGCACAGCCCCTAGTGATAGGGTGATGATATAGTCTGATCTCATGTGAGAGCATGAGCTGGCCTTGTGCCGGTCTTAGCTTAACGACCTAAGACGAACATAATGTGCTGCTGCCGCCAACAACGCTCAAGTAGAAGGGGCAGATGCCTCCATGGCGACACTTTCGGACGCTGTTTCGCGAACGAATAACAGCCAAATACTATCGAAAGCGTTCCAAGTATCAGCAACAGCTGACGCGATCGCCACGTATGGCCGTGCCAAAGAAACTGCGTTAACTCTGGAAGCGTAGTATAAACCTTGTGAACTCAGGGGAAGCCTAAGTCCTTATGGATATGGTAATCCTGATCGAAGCCCCGTCAGGGGAACGTGCAACGACTATCCCGCAAGGGAGTAGGGTCAAGTGACCCGAAGCGCAAGGGTCTGCAATAGCAGACATGATATAGTCTCATCTCATATGAAAGTATGAGCTGGCCTAGTGCCGGTCTTAGCCTAACGAGCTAAGGCGAAGATAATGACCAAATGGGTAAAGCACTGAAAGAGATCAAACGCGATCTAGAACGTGCTATGGTCGGCGTAAGCAATGCCGCTGTGACCGGTTCTTCATCGGTTGCACGCGAAATGGCTTCTGCTGATCAGCAAATCTCGACCACCGTTGACGCTGGCGCAAACGCCACTGACGCTCTGACTGAAGCCAAGTTGCTTGAGCTGGGCGAAGACTGCTTCAACAACGGTTCTGACCCGTCAGTGCTGATGATCAAACCAGCTGACGCTCAAATCGTAGCTGGCTTTGCTGCTAGCTCCGGTCGTAACCGCGAGTTTGCTCAAACACGAGAGCTGGTCAACGTGATTGACCTGTACGTTAACTAAACAAATCGGCATAGCGTACATTAAACCCTGTGAACTCAGGGGAAGCCTAAGTCCTTATGGATATGGTAATCCTGAGCCAAGCCTTGCTTATGCAAGGAAGGTGCAACGACTATCCTTTATGGAGTACACCCCAAGTGGGGTGGAAGCGCAGGGGTCTGCAATAGCAGACATGATATAGTCTCATCTCATATCGAAAGTATGAGCAGCCTTCGGGCGGTCTTAGTTTAACGAACTAAGGCGAAGAATTTGTTCGCCGTACGGTGAGTATAAAGTGGTTCTCAACCGCCACCAGCTCACAACTCATGCATTCCTCATTGATCCGTCAATGTTCCGCTGCTGTGTTCTGCGTCCTTTCACGCGCACACTTCTGGCGAAAGACGGTGACAGCGACAAGCACTTTGTCGTTGGTGAGTACTCACTGAAGCACATGAACTTTGCTGACAGTGGCATGATCACCGGCTTGTCCTAAGCCGTAACCTGATTGGGTGCGGGGGTAATGTGGAGTTCTGCTCTCCTTATCCACTCGCCCCTGCACCCTTTCTTTACCAAGGAGAGACCCATGTCTGACAAGAAAGACATCATCCATGATATCCAAACCGACTTCCTGCAAGACGGTGAGAATGTCATCCGCAAGAACACACAATACATACCCGACGAGTATCTGCGCTCACTACAAAGTGCCCGTGAAAACAGCATGGGTCAGCGCGAAGGTGAGTATATGCGTGTCGCGAGTATACCCGTAGCTGTGGTCGAGAAGTGGAAGCGTGAAGGCTTCGACATCTACCAAGTCGACGGCAAAGAAATATTGAAAAGGCTTCGCGAAGAAAATCTCGATGCCTTTATCACCACCAACAAGAGTATCTGATCATGAGTGCTGGCAAGAAGTTTAGTAAGACCGTTCGCAATCCCAAGACCGGTCGCAAGCGCACAGTCAAGTATGGCGCGAAAGGTTACACCATCGCTCCATCGACCAAGCGTGGCGATAGCTACTGCGCCAGAAGCATGGGTCAGATGAAGAAGTTCCCTGCTGCTGCCAAAGATCCAAACAGTCCTTTGCGTCTGTCCCGCAAGAAGTGGAAGTGCAGCGGCGCTAAATCTAGGAGGTCATAATGCCAGCCAAAAGAGGCTTATACGCCAACATCAACGCAAAACGTAAACGCATCAAAGCCGGAAGCGGTGAGCGGATGCGGACAGCCGGTCAAAAAGGCCGCCCGACCAACAAAGCTTTCAAGCAAGCAGCCAAGACTGCGAAAAAGCCACGCCGCCGGTCGTGACCAAGTATATGACTGCCACTCATTTCAGTGGCTACTACTCCCACCATCGTGACGCATACCTGTGGGCATCAAAGGCATCAGAGAAAGAGGATGTCGAGTCGATGACAGTTGTCTGGGTCGATGAAGTCGAGCGATGGCAGGGAGTTGTCAAAATAAGAGTACCTATGTCTGGAGACAAATGATGAACTACGGTGACATCAAGACACACTTCAAGAACTTGCTGAACAGGAACGACATTACCGATGCGCTGCAAGTGACCTTCATTGACCAAGGCATCCAGCGCATACAACGCGCCCTGCGTGTTCCTTTGATGGAGAAGCAGCGGTCTTACACGATCAGCTCTCAGACCGCGGAGGTTGTACTTCCGACTGACTTTATCGAGATCATGGACATTTACCACGGCACGACCGCTTTGCAGAGAGTGCCTTTGGCTACCATGCTTGAATACAAGGCCAACACACGCAGCGGCACGCCGGAGTACTTCTGTCGCGAACAGAACAACTTGCTTCTGTTCCCTGAGCCGACCACCGGCACACTGAAGCTCAACTACTATGGCGAGTTTACTGCCATGACTGCTGACAGTGACGAGAACAACTTGGCTGCGGTCGCGCCTGATCTGATTATCTACGCGGCTTTGACGTATGCGTCCGACTACTACCTCGATGAACGAGCTGACATCTTTGAGGCCAAGTACATCCAGTTCCTAACGGAGATGCAAGAGCAAGCTAACGATCAGGAGCTGTCAGGTACGACCCAGCAAATCCAACCGTCTGCAACCTACTAGGAAACGTAATGGCTAATTCGAGCTTCTTTTCTCAATCTGGATCAAACTCCGGAACGATCTCAACTGTCCAATCAAAAGTGGATGATGCCGAAGCCGCGAAGGTCGCAGCTGAGGCCGCACGCGACACCGCGCAAAGCCATCGTGATACCGCGGAGACGCACAAAGATGATGCGGAAGCGGCTAAGACCGCAGCGGAAGCTGCGCGTGATACAGCCAACAGTCACAAGGTCTCTGCCCAAAGTTTCAAAGACAGTGCAGAAGGTTTTAAGAATGACGCGGCATCCAGTGCGTCTACGGCCGCGACTAGCGAAGGTAATGCCACGACCGCGAAGGCGGATGCACAAAAGCTATCCATAAATGCGGAAGATAGTCAGTTCACATTGGCGGATGGGTCGACCACCGGCTACTCAGCTTTGCACCACGCCGCAAAGGCAGAAGACCACAAGACCAGCGCACTGAGCCATAAGAATGACGCGGAGACCGCCAAGACAGCTGCGGAAGCAGCCAGAGATGCAGCCCTCGCAGCTCTAGACAGCTTTGACGATCGCTACTTGGGCGTAAAGTCATCAGCTCCCTCCGTCGACAATGACGGTAACGCTTTGCAGACGGGCGCATTATACTTCGACAGCACCGATAACTCGATGAAGGTCTATGACGGGTCTCAATGGTTGAACGCTTATGCCGACACTTCCGGTTCGCTGCAAATAGCCAACAACCTAAGTGACCTAAACAACGCGGGAACAGCTCGAACCAACTTAGGCATCAGCGCGGTCGGTAACACAGGCGCATTCAGCGACCTCACCGGCAAGCCAACCACGATCGCTGGCTACGGTATCACCGATGCTTTCGACGGAGCATTCTCCAGCCTGACCGGTAAGCCGACAACTGTGTCCGGCTACGGTATTACCGATGCATTCGATGGCGCGTTCTCCAGTCTGTCCGGCAAGCCAACGACTGTGGCTGGCTACGGCATCACCGATGCATTCGATGGTGCATTCGCAAGCTTGTCGAGTAAGCCGACGACTATTTCCGGCTATGGCATCACCGATGCATTTGACGGTGCGTTCTCTAGTCTGACCGGTAAGCCGACCACGATCGCTGGCTATGGTATTACCGATGCATTTAACGGAGCGTTCGGAAGCCTTTCAGGCACGCCGACAACCATTAGCGGCTATGGCATCACCGATGCATTTGATGGTGCATACGGATCACTAACCGGCGCACCCTCGTTAGCGACTGTCGCCACATCAGGCGCTTATGGCGACCTCACCGGAACGCCGACTATCCCGACCAACAACAACCAGCTCACCAATGGCGCTGGCTACATTACGGCAAGTGTCACGGGCGACCTGACTGTTGACACCGACACCCTGCACGTTGACAGCACGAATAATCGGGTCGGCATCGGCACAAATTCGCCCTCTAATGGTCTTCATGTTCAAACGGCAGATGGTGTTCCGTCTGGCCTAACTGGGACAGAGTTTCTCGACAAGTCAAACGCCCGATTCAATATTCAATCTGGAACTGGCTCTCTATTTATTGCTGACGCAGGTTCAAGTAACGTGATGATGCAAGCTGCATCAGCAAGTGGCACAACGGCAGAGAACATTCTAATAAACCCCTACGGCGGTAATGTTGGCATCGGCTGCACACCATCGCAAGCACTTGAAGTAAACGGCACAGGCTCAAGAATATATCTAACAGATGGCAATGAAGACATCAGTATGACTGCCACTGCTGATGGACAACTGTCTCTTGATGCCAATGGTTATGGCGGTGCGATTGCTTTGGATGGCACAGCCATGCATGTCTATCATAACTCTCTATACCGTTCTCTAATT